GAGATAGTCAATAATGGCACTAACTTTACATGGTACAGTATCAGATAACACCGTAGCTTTAGATAGAAAGACTGCTACTCCATTGATTATAAATGGTGATATGCAAATAGCACAAAAAGGTACGAGTAAAACTGGTGTTGCAGTTTCAGGAAATCCTGTTGCAATTGACAGATTTAAAAATATTATATCTAGTTTAGGAACTTGGACTGTAAGTCAGTCTACTGATGTTCCAACAGGTCAGGGCTTTACAAATTCATTTAAAATGGATTGTACAACAGCAGAAGCTTCACCATCAGCAGCATCTTTTAATACCATTGCATATAGATTTGAAGGTCAAAATTTACAAATGCTAAAAAAAGGCACGTCTAATGCTGAAAGTGTAACTGTATCCTTTTGGGTTAAGGCAACAAAAACAGGAACAAATATTCTTGAGTTATATGATTTTGATAATTTAAGGCAAATATCACAAGCATACACAATAGATAGTGCAAATACTTGGGAAAAAAAAGTATTATCTTTTGCAGGTGATACAACAGGAACAATAGATAATGATAATGCATTCAGTTTTCAAATACAGTTTTGGTTAGGTGCAGGAAGTAATAGAACATCTGGAACTTTAAACACAAGTTGGGCAACAATAACTAATGCAAACAGAGTAGTAGGTCAAGTTAATCATGCAGACAGCACATCTAATGAATTGTACATAACAGGTGTTCAACTAGAAGTAGGAAGTTTTGATGCTAACAGCATACCACCATTTCAGTTTGAAGATAGAGGTACAAGTCTAGCTAGATGTCAGAGGTACACACAAGTTTTCGGTGGAAATAATGATAGAGAAACACTTGCTACAGGTTGCTGTTCTTCTAGCACAGCACAAACAAATTTAATTCATCATTTAGTACAAATGAGAACAACTCCATCTCTTTCAGTTTCAGATGTTGGTGATTGGAGAATACAAGTTTTTGGCTCTTTTTCTGCAACTACGACTGCAATAACAATATCTACAGATAATTCAGGTGTAAACTCAACGATTGCTAATACGACAATTTCATCTAATGCAGGTTCATCAGCAGGTAGGGTATGCCATTTTAAACCTGATATTACACTTGATGCAAGATTAATTTTATCGGCAGAACTATAATGACAATAACATATCAAAAAGCAAATGATGCAGAGGGAAATTGGGCATCTATTACTAAAAAAGTAGATGGTAACTTTGTTATGAGTATACCTATGGTTGCAGACAATACTGATTACCAAGAATATTTAGAGTGGGCAGAAACTAACACAATACAGGAAGCAGATTAATGGCAAGTATAAAACTAACAGGTGATACTTCAGGTGAGATTACAATCTCAGCACCTGCTGTAGCAGGAACTAATACTCTTACTTTACCTGCAAGTACAGGAGAGATAACTGTAGGTGGGAATAATACTCCACTTTTTTATGTAAGAATGGTTTCAACTCAAACAGGAATAGGAGATGCTGTAGAAACTAAAATAGAATGGGATACTGTCGTACATGAAGTTGGTGTTACTTTTGACACTACAAATCATAGATTTACAGTACCATCAGGTGGTGCAGGTTATTATCAACTTAATGCTTTTGCTCACCTTAGGACAAGTGTAAATACTGATTTGTCAGCTTGTTATTTAGCAGTTTATGTTAATGGCAGTAAGTCTACTACGATTTCACAATTTAATTTTGCTACAAACTATGTAAGATTAGCATCTCCAAGTATAAATCATATTTTAAATTTATCTGAGGGGGACTATGTAGAAATGTATGCATACATTAACACTATTAATGCAGGGAGCACAAGGTCAATTAATTCAAACCAAAGTGGTTGGACAATGCACAAACTTATTACATAGGAAATATCATGCAATTAATAGAAAAGATAATAGAACTCAGACCAAACTTAACTAAAGAAGATTTTAGTCCTGATGGTACAATACTTTTAAGAAATGATTTAGATGGTCGTGGTGATTATATAGCTGAATGGAATCACCCAACTGAAACACAACCAACAGCAGAGGAACTAGCATAATGGGATTAGAAACAGGAACATATATAGATAGTCTTAATACCTCAAATCCAGGGGCAACTGATTCTGTTGCTCAAGGTGATGACCACATAAGATTACTTAAATCAACAATAAAAAATAGCTTCCCTAACATAACAGGGGCAATGACAGCAACACATACAGAATTAAATTTACTTGATGGTGTTACGGCAAATACTACAGAACTTAATTATGTAGATATAGCAACACTTGGTACTGTCGAAGCATCAAAAGCTGTTACAGCAGATGCCAACAAAGATATAACAGGTATTAGGAATCTAACAGTTACAGGTACTATTACTAACAGTTCAATAATAAGTTTATCTGATGTCTATCCTGTAGGAAGTATTTATATAAATGCAAGTGATGGTACTAACCCTGGCACATTATTAGGATTTGGTACATGGGTAGCATTTGGTGCAGGTCGTGTTCCAGTAGGTATAGATGCAGGACAAACAGAATTTGACACAGCAGGAGAAGTAGGTGGGTTTAAAACACATACATTGACCGTATCTGAAATACCTGCTCACACTCACAACTTAGGTTCTAAAGACTCTACAGCAGGTGATGGTGGTGCAGTTAACGAAGAATTTATTGAAGACCCTGCAGATACAACTAATGGTCCAAATGTTACATCAAGTTCAACTGGTGGTGGTTCTGCCCACAATAACTTACAACCATATATCGTAGTATATATGTGGAAACGTACATTATAATGGCAACATTTGTAGCACCTGCCCCAAAGGGCATGATAAAGGATACAAACAATACTGTACTCCCACCTGAGTTTTATTCACATGCAAGTAACATAAGATTTACTGATAATGCAGGAAAGAAAATTAAAGGTCATGATGCAGTATTTGGAACACCTAGTATAGCTCCATACTTTGTTCTTAACTGGTCTACTGGTACAGCATCGTATTGGTTTTATCCAGGTACAGCTAAGATTTATAGAACTGATGGCACTACTCATACAGACGTTACAAGGACTTCAGGTGGCGATTATGGCACGAATTTAGTTACAGTAGGTAATTGGACAGGAACTGTATATAATGGTCTTCCTATCTTTTGTAATGGTGTTGATAAACCACAAGCATTACCTAACGTAGGTTCTACTAATTTTGTAGATTTACCTAACTGGGATGCAGCAGATGTTTGTAAAACTATAAAAGCATTTGGTAATTATTTAATGGCATTAGGAATAACAACATCTAGTACAGAATTTCCTAACAAAGTTAAATGGGGTGATGCAGCAGAAAACTTTAGTTACCCATCATCGTGGTCTCCGTCTGCCACCAATGACGCAGGGGAAGTTACCATAGGTGATGAGTCAGATTTTATTGTTGATGGTCTAGCACTTAAACAATCATTTATAATATACAAAGAAAACTCTACATGGTTAGCTAACTATATCGGTGGTAATTTAGTATTTAGTTTTCAAAAGTTATTTAACGATACAGGTGTATTAAGTAGAAATTGTGTAGCTGAATTTGATGGTAGACATTTTGTAGTTACTCAAGGTGATTTAGTAGTACATGATGGGGTAAGGAAAAATTCGGTAGCTACTGATTTAGTTAAAAAAGAATTATTTGATAACATAAATGATGCATATTATAATCTCACCTTTGTTGCACATAACGTACAGCAAACAGAAATGTGGGTATGCTATCCTAGTATAGGGTCGCAGTATTGTAATAAAGCATTAATTTATAACTATGTTAATAACTCATTTACTTTTCGTGATTTGCCTGACATTTATCACATTGGTTCAGGAATTGTAGACCCTGGTTCTACATCCATAACTTGGAATACACAGACAGATACATGGACAGATTATAGTGGGGTATGGGGAGAAAGAACATATAATCCTACAGAAAGAAGTATATTAATGGCAGGAACATCTGATACTAAATTGTATCGTGGTGATTTTGGCAGACAGTTCGATGGTGAAAACTACATATCGACACTAGAAAGAAAAGGATTAACCTTAGATGGTAATACCAATACTGTTAAAC